TAAATTTTTTAATTTGCGGGAATCCCCACAAGGGAAACCTTTTCAAAGGCTTGAGCTGTGTGAGGTGAAAGTCTCATGCACAGTTCTTAGGGGGCTTGGGGCTGGCAACAGCCCCCGGCTACCCGACGACACTGACCCCCGTGGCTACAGAGCTTTTTATCGTGATTGACTTTTTGTTGATCGCGTCGCCCTCCTCCGCCATCGTTTCGGAAACAGTTATCCAGCCCCCGCCCCCGCCCACGGTGACGATCGTTTTTTCGCCGTTGTTCCCGGCGGTGGAAAATCCGCTCACCGTTATTTTCTGCCCAACCTGCAAAGGGGTCGTGCCGTCCGCCAATTTCGGCGCGTCCGCCGGGACTTCGAATCGGATGATTCCGTCCACATTGATCCATGAATCCGCCTCATGGTCGACCCACAGCATGTCCTCCTCGGCATCGGCCCACTGGCTGCACAGCGCGGATCCGATAAAATCGTCATATGTATCCGTGCTCCACTCGCCGTTGATGTCACCGACCGCGCTGAAATTCGTGGGGATGAGATCGCTTATCTGGCGATCGCTGTTGATCTCGTCTGACACGACGGTCGAGCGGTCGAGCCCGAGAGATTCGCTGGTGAATCGCAATTTTTGCAGTTGTTTGCCATCGGCTGCGGTGAGGTCGGTTTCCTCGCCCCAGCATTCCTCGATCACGTATCGTAATTCGACACCGCTGGTATCAGCGGTCGCTATTTGATCGGTACATGTAGCCATGTTATCACTCCTCAGTTATTATAATTAATCCGTAAATTGATCCGCCTCGAACGGAATCATCAGGTTTGCCTGGTGCCAGTCCTCGAAATCGCCGACCACCACCAGGTACGGCGTTATTATGTCCACGTTTTTACAGTCCTGTTTGACGATATGATCGGCGATGGCGGACGCTTTCGATCTCATAGCCCGCGCACCCGTGCCACGTGGATAAAACAGCGACACTATCGCGATCCCGGTAAATCGTCTCAGGACATTGCCGCCGCAGGACACCGCCCGGCCGCCGCCCTCACGAACCACGACCCGCGCCCATTTCTCGTTGCCGCTTTTAGCGTCCTTGAGATCCTCGCCGTCGGGAACATTGTCGTACTCGACCGGCATGCCGACCACGGTCTCGGTCAGCTCATCCTCAAATAGCCTGTGGACATCCTCAAAAGCGATCATTTTGTAATGCTCCGCAGCTCGCTTTTGACTTCATTGACCGTTACCTCGACCATGCCGGACGGGGCCTGGCTGGATCGACCCTCCTCCAGGTAGACGATGTACGGCACATAGTTTGATATATATATGGCGGTATAGGGCCCGGCAGCACTGATTTTAGCGGCCTTTGATAAGACATCCCCGCTCGCGACGGACTCGATCGTGGCGACCGACGGCCCCGGATCGGCACCGATGCCGACATCCCACGATGCCTTCGCTATCCCGGTGTCAACGGGGGTGCGCCGAACGACACCGGTAAAAATCCTCAGGGCGACGTGTTTTGCCAGCAGCCCCGCCGCAAGGCCGGTCTGCCTGGCAAACTCGTCCAGGTCGACGCGAAATTGCCGGTTGATGTCGCTCATCGTTTCGTTCCTCTCACGTGTATCTCATATAGGTTGCCGGTCGGGTCCGTCACGAAATCCACGACGCTCCAGGTTTCAGAGCCGGCGGACACCACCAGGTCGTTGCCCATATCGATGGTCACGTCCTGCGGTTTGACCAGCAGGACCTTGTCGCCGATCTCCACGACATTTCCGAGCACGCCGCTCGGGTAGACAAGCTCGCTGTCGATATTTTTCGCATCCACAAAAATCCCTTTGACCTCAACGCTCTCCTCCGTGCTGGTCACCGTCCCGGTGTCCGTGTCGTAGTCGCCCGTGACCTCGCGCGACAGGGTAACATCGACCAAAAGCTGGGAGCACACGTCAAACGCGACACCGACTCCCTGCCCGATCATGCCCTTGATGTCCATGCTCATGCGCGCACCATCGGTATCTGCCCGTCACCGTCACCGACCGCGGAGAAATAAAAATCCGAAAATAGCGACGAGATGTTCTCGGGAATGCCGTTTGCGTCCATGCCGCTCCCGCCGGACACCGCGTTTTTGTCGAATTTGAGGCCGATGGAGCTTACCTTGATCTCGGTCAGCCCGACATCAAACGGCGAGTCCGACGACGGGTCGCCCGAGGACAGAAACAGCGCCAGCTCGCATGTCGCGGTAACGATGATGTCGGGATAGGTCGCGTCATCGACCTCATACAGGTCGAGTGTGTAAAGACCGGTTCGCGGAAAAGCCAGTTTTTGCTGGCTTTTCGCACGCCGGCCCTTCCACCGGTACGACCGGGAGATAAGACCGGACGCCCAGATCAGAGCTTTTTTTTTCTCTTCTTCGTCGTCCGGCCAATCGTCCACGTACAGCCGCTTCGCGAAATAATCGTCCGCGTCATCGACCGTCACAAACGAGTTGCTCTCGCTGTCGGTCGGATCTGCTGTTAGTGTAATCGCCATCTTAACCCAATACCATAACGCCAAACTCAGGTCTCACGGTCGCGACACCATACAGCACATCGTAGGAAAACCGCGTCCGCTTGTACTCCCGGCTGATCTCGAGTCGCAATGCCAAACCCGATACGGGGTCGACCTGGGACTGAATGATATTACCGAGGCCGTTGCCCTCATCCTCGAGAGGGCGCGTCACGAACGCAATCGCGTCCCGATGAAACGCCAGGTTGACCACGGGCTCGACTATATTGATGGCGTCATTGACCACTGTCGCGACACGCAACGGCGGCGTAATGGTTAGCAGATAACCGGACCCCGAAACGGCTTGGGTTTTGGTGACGAGATACGTGTATTTAGCAGTGCCACGTACATGCTCGATGAAATCGCCTGCGACGAAAACATCCGCAGCGGATGATGTTTTTGTGCGGATTGTTTTAGCCCCGGCCTCATTTACGAGCCTGACCGTCTGACCCGACGCGGTCCCGGTTTTCGTCGCCTTCGAGATATTCTGGTCCATGTGCCAGTCGAACCCCAGTTTCCGGTTGATCTCCCCGTCCCGGATGCCCTCGACCGAGCCTGCGTAGCTGGCATACTGAAATGCCTTCAAGCCGAGCGCATTCGCCTCGGCTTCCGGGTCTATGACGATCCGGCGATTGTTTTTGGGCGCCTTTTTTTCGCTCAGGACCTGACCGGCCTCGAGCGCGATGGCCGGACTCGGTGAGGTGCCCGAAAAAGGTGTCGTGCCTGCGACACCGACTATATTCTCCATATTTTCGTATTGGTCGAGGATGTCTTTGTCGACCTTGTCCGCCAGGGCGCTGATGGCCTCGGACGCCTGCATCGGGATGATGCCGCTGATCGAGTCCATGATCTCTTTATCGGACAAATAAAAAGACGCCTCGTACCAGTTATCGAGTTTTATCGCCACGCTCGTTGGATTAAGCTCGGTTTTGGTTGAGCTTGCCGGATTTTGCCCGGCGGTAACAGACTGCACGTCAACGGCGGACGGGATCGGCACGTCGATCGTCGCGCCTTTTTGCGCCGCCATGTTATCGTAGTCACGGTTCACCAGGCGCGGCATGACGCAATTGGTGCGCAGCGCCATCAGCCCCTGGGCCAAAAGTTTCGGAGTTACCTCAGTTAATGATTGTGCCATTTTTTTTGTTCCTTTTTTTAAAAAATTGCGGTTTGCCGCCTTATTTCACACCCCGCAATCCACAAGGCGTCTTATCAAGCCCCGCTCGATCCTATTTTATTTCACGACTATTTTACCGGCCGCGATCTCCTCGATATTTTGAGAGAATGCGTTTTTGTCTCCCGCCGGTATGGTTTTCGCGGTGGTACTATCACCCCCGCCGGGGGCGCCACCGCCCTTGCTCGACTCGAACAGAAACGGCGCGTCTTTGCTCAGCCCCTCGGCCCACTCCGTGAGCGTCAAAGGCTCGTCGCCGTTTTTGCCGTACAGCGTTTCTCCGGCGGCGTTTTTTGCAATCATTTTACCGTTGTCATCGATGCGCCAAATTCTACCCGCCCTGGCGAGTATGTCCGTCATGGCCCCCTTGCGGACGTTGGCAGTGTCCGTGACCGCCCTGGTCACGGCGTCATTGATGGTGGTGGATTGCAATTTCTGATAATATCGCGCCGCTTTTTCCTCAGATTTTTTCGCGTTGGTCTCGAGCTTCGCGATCCTGTCCGCGTACGATTTCTCCATACGCTCGGTCTGATTCTGCATGAGCTCCTCCAACCGACCCTCGGATTTGAGCTTTTCGTCCTCATACGACT